TTGTTCGTCCTATGTACGTTCCTGATCCTGCTGTAACGGAACGTGAAATTCCTCGCTCTGCAATCTTTAATGTAACTGGTGGTTGCTACTTCTGGCAGTTCACTATTAAAGATGGACAAACAACTACTGAAGCTCCTCTATATGATGTTGCTGAAGGAACTGGTAAAGTTTACTACGATCCAAACGACTTTACTAAGTTAGCAGCACCTAACTATTCTCACCACAAACTAACTGTATTTGAATATGCAGACACAGAAGAACTAAGTCTCTTCTACAGAAAGATCGCTAAAGGTTTCTCTGCATATCAACCAACTATTGATGATCCTGGCGAATTTGATTTCAGAGTTCAAGAGAACAGAATCGTAGGTCCTCTATCTGACTCTAGAGTTATTGAGTCTCTTACTCTTGTAGATGCTACAACTGATCCTAGTATCCCTGCATCAACCGCAGAAATTACAGTAACAACTAAAGTTGACCATGGATATTTTGCTGGTCAGTTTGTTGCTATTGCAAACACAGAAATTGATGATGTATTAGAAGGTATCTTCCAGATCAAAGAGATTGATCAGAATGATGCTCGTAAATTTAAGTACGAAGTTCCATTTGTTGTAAGTGGAATTGGTAGTAATATTGTATCTGGACAGACTGTAAGTGTTGACACTACTCCTGCTCTAGGACAGAATGCACAGACATTAGCAGAGGTTGACTCTGTTGAATCTGCATCACCATATGTCTTTAACGTATCGATTAGATCTACGTGGGGTATTTGTGGTATCTGGGCGAATGGTTTGAAAGCTACTGGTTTCAAATCAATGGTTATCGCTCAGTACACGGGTGTATCGTTGCAGAAAGATGACAGAGCGTTCATTCGTTATGATGAATATACTAACACATGGAACCAAGCATCACTTGTAGACGCATTTGCTACTGTTCCTTATCACACCAAGGGTGATAGCTACTGGAAGGATGAGTGGAGAAACTTCCACGTTCGTGCATCTGAAGACGCATTCATTCAGAACGTTTCTATCTTCGCTGTTGGTTTTGCTGATCACTTCCTAATGGAAAGTGGTGGTGACATGTCTATCACCAACTCTAACAGTAACTTTGGTAACACATCCTTACATGCTATTGGTTTCAAAGGATTTGCATTTAACCAAGACAAGGGTGGTTTCATTACTGACATCATTCCACCTCAGGTTGTTGTTGACAATACTGCCAGCACTAAAAAGATTTCCTACTATACTATTGACATTCAAGGAACTCTTCAAACATCAAACAACTATACTAAGTTGTTCCTTGGCAATGATGATATTGTAGATCCTCTAGTAAGACCAGCTGCTACCATCACTGGTTATAGACTTGGTGCTAAGTCTAACGATAGATTATATGTCAAACTTGACAATGCTCCTGGCACAGATGAATTCTTTAATGTAGCTCTGGAACCAACTGGTTTCGTTAAGTATGTTGCTAAGGGTTCTATCCTTAATCCAACTGGCGGTGTAGTTAACAGTGTCTATGCTGATGCTGCTAATCTAATTGAATCTAACCGTCGTATGATTCAGGAGGAAGTCTTTGGATATATCCTAGAGAAGTATCCTAGACTCCAGAACATCCCTTATGTTAATCCTGGTCTAAACCCTGCAGGTAACAGATACTTTGATGCTCGTAATTTAATTGCTGCTAACCGTCAGGAGATTGTTGACACAGCATTTGATGATATGATTGCAACCTATGGATCTAGTGTGATCCAAGGTATTGGTGATGGTAAGTGTAAGAGAGATATTGGTTTAGTTGTTGATGCTGTTGCAGAAGACCTTAAGGATGGTGGTAACGCTAATGTTATCGCTGCAACCAGAACATACTTTGATGGTGATGGCAACCCACTAACTAATGGTCTAGTTGGTGAAGAAGACTATGCAACCTATGCATTCCGTAGAGCTCGTGATCTATGTAAGAGAGCTATTGCTAACCTATTGACTGTTAAGGCAGACTTATATGATCCTGATCCTAACAGCAACCTTGCTTCTTATGGTATCAACGTCGGTAAGACAGGTTCTCAAGCAGAACTAGATGGTGATACAACTAATGGTGTAACGATTGACCTTGCACTTAAGGCAGATCCTGCATCACGTTACAAGGACGCACGTAACAGAATTGTCGCTAATAGAGAGTTCATCCTAGACGCTGCACTTGCTGAAGTAAGTGTATATCACCCCGACTTCTATATTCCTGGCGACTCACAAACTAACTCTCAGTCTAGACTTGCTGACGCATTTAGAATGATTCGTCGCAACTCTTCTGAGATTAGAGATAGAGCACTTGCATCTATTGCAGTTGCTCATCCTAACTTCTACATTGATGGTGATAATCAAACTGATGAAGGATCTAGATATGCATCTGCATATCGTTTGATTGCACAGAACAGAGATCAAATTGTTGACACTGCACTAGCAGAAACAACTGTACAACATCCTGATTACTTCTTTGTTGGAGATCAACAGACTGATGCTCGCTCCAGATATGCTGACGGTTATCGTTTAATTGTACAGAACAGAACAGAAATTGTAAACACAGCATGGACAAATACACTTGGACAGTATGCAGGTGCTGCAGCTACTGAAGTTAAGTGTAAGCGTGACCTTGGCATCTTTGTTGATGCAGTAGGACTAGACTTGTTCGTTGGTGGTAACAAGTATTCTCGTAAGTTTATTCAAGAATACTTCAATGCTGCTGGCAATGCTTGGATCTCTGGTGGTCTACAAGGGGAAGAGACTGAAAGCATCTATGCATTCAACCAAGCAAGAGATTTAATGCGTGCTGCTGTAGCTAACCAGTTGAGTGTTCAAGATCTTAGTGTTACACCAGGTCCTGCACAATATAATGGTGGTGGTGGAGACATTGCTAATAACAATGCTGGTGCATGTGATGATGTACAGTCAGCAATTACAACTCTAGTTGATATTGTTACTACACAGATTGCTGCTGGTAACCTATCTGCACTACCTGCTGAGACAGCATACATCGCAGGTCCTGGCGAAGAGAAGTGCCGTAGAGACATTGGTATCTTTGTTGACTCTCTTGCACTTGACTTATTCTGTAAGGGTAATGTTTACTCATATAGATTTGGTGCTGAGTTCTTTAGTGATGCTTCAACTCCTGAGTTCTCATTTAATTCAGCGGTATACAATACCAACTTTAACAAAGCTGCTGAGATGATCAAGAAAGCGATCACTAATCAGCTTTATGAGAAGGATCTATTCAGAACTGCAGACAATGCACCTGGTTCAGCATATGGTCAGGTATCTAAAGATTACACACCACATGGTGCAACTTATAATGCAGCAACTGGTGAGATGGTTCTTAGCATCGCTAACCATGGTCTAAGCAATGGTGATCGTGTCAAGATTGCAGATAATTCATTGACATTCACATGCACTATGGATAGTAATGGTTCTAATCATTCATATCCTCGTAACACAGACCCTGCATCTGGACAGTATCTTGAGATCACTGCATCTACAACAGATAGTATCACAGTTAATGTTGGTGCATCTCCTGCTGGACAGCAATATGATCATACATTTGTAAGTGCAGCAGCTAATGCTGTTAACTTTGCTGGTAACACTGCTAACCAACTAATTGATGCTCAGACTGCTCTATGTTCTGATGTCCAGTCTGCTGTTGATTCACTAACAGGCATCGTTACTACAATTCTATCTAATGGTAACCTTAGCACCATGCCTACTGAGGTTAACTATGGTACTGGTAGAGGTCCTGGTGAAATCAAGTGTGCTCGTGACCTTGGTTACTTCATCGATGCTATCTCTGTTGACATGTTCTGTGAGGGCAATAAGCACACAAGAACATACACAGAACAATACTTTACTAATGCTACCACACCTCTAAGCAATGGTCTTGTAGGTGAGGAGGCAGAAAGTGTAACTGCATATAATACCGCCATCAACGAAATGAAGAGGGCGATTACTAACCAGCTATACTACAAGGATCTCACTGTAACTGAAGGTGAGAGTCAGTGGGGAGATGGTAACGGAACTGTTGCAAGAAATTCTTCTACTGCATGTGCTGACGTTCAGAACGCACTAACCACATTAGGAACTATTGTTACTGATGCGATCACCTCTGGTAACATCACAGGTGGTATCTGGAACCAACCTGCTAACGCTGGTACATTCATCACTGGCGAAGCTAAGTGTCGTAGAGACCTTGGTATTGTTGTTGATGCTGTTGCACAGGATCTCTGGTTTGGTGGTAACGAGTTTACTATCGCTGCGACTAAAGAATACTTTAACAACAACCAGTTAATTGCTAACGGTGTTGACGCTGAAGTTGCACCTTCTATCACTGCATTCAAGCGTGCTGAAGATTTAATGCAGCGTGCATTGAACAACCAATACTATGATCGTGACCTTAACATCACACTAGATCAGACAGGTGATCCACCAATCGTAGGTGACATCGAGTGTGATGCACATGACATGGTAATGTCTAACCTAGACTTTATTGCAGAAGAAGCATATCTTCGTATGCTTGCTGCATATCCTTCTTACACACCACAAGCAAATAATACTCCACAAGATTGTAAGGATGATGTTATCACTGTCCTCAAGGAAGTTATGTGGGACGTTAAGTTTGGTGGTAACTATAAGACATATGATGCTGCTAAGATCTATGTAACTAACTACGACTATCAAACTGGTACTAACATCCAAACTTTCCTTGATGCTGAGCGTGATGAAGCTGCCAAGGTAATGCTTGAAGCTAAGAACATCGCAATGCAGGTTATCAAAAATGAAACTGTAACAACTGATCCTGCTAACACTAAAACTCAAGTCATTGATACTACAATCGTAGAAGACTGGGATGCAACTGAACTACTACCTAAGTGTGGTTCTGCTGTTGCTGCTGTCGATACTTTGTTTAGTATCGTTATCCAAGCAATTGGTAATGATGGTGGTGTAGGTAACCTTGATGGTATCACAAGAACTACTGCTGATAATCCTGATCCTGCATGGAACAAGGCACTTAATATCATCAGCACTACTGCTACATCTATCACACTTAATGTTGGTGCATCTGCATCACAAGATCAATATCCACATACATTCATCGCAGCTACTGCTGGTGCTGTAGTATCTGGTGGTGCTTATGCTCATACATTTGTAAGTGCTGCTGCTGGTGCAGTTAACGTTGTTAACGGTTCTCAGATTACTCCAACCAATGCAACATACGATGCTACAAGTGGCGATCTAACTCTATACTTTGGATCTGCACACGGTGTAACCACTAGTGATCAACTATCTCTTGATGATAACTCACTCACATTTACATGTGACATGGGTAGAGATGTAACCACTAAGACATATCCTCGTGCTGGATCTGACCCTGTTGCTGGTCAGAATGTTAACCCAACTTCTGTAACTGCAACCTCTATTACAATTAACGTTGGTGCATCTCCTCTAGTTGAGCATAACGTATCTAACGCAGTATATGATCCTGCAACTGGATCTATTGCTCTAACAATTGGTGCTCACAGTCTATCTACTGGTACTAGCGTTAAACTTAAGGATGAATCTCTCATCTTCAAGTGTACTAAGGATCAGAATGTTATGACACATTCCTATCCTAGAGCTGCTGGTAAGTACAGACCTTCTGCATATCAGGATGGTAACTGCTCTGATGTTCTAGCTACTGTTAACGCACTAGTTGACATCACATGTAACGCACTTAACGATGGTAACCTTAACAACCTACCACCTCTAAACAATGGTGAGTGGGATTGTGCAAACGTCCGTAGCTCTATCGAAGTTCTCTTTGATATTCTACAGGATGCAATCGTTGGTGGTACACTTGCTGGTCTACCTCCTCTTAACACTGGTGACTTCACAATTAACAATGAAGCATCCAAGTGCTTCCGTGATGTTACTTACATCGTTGATGCTGTTGTCAATGACCTTAGACTTGGTGGTAACATCAATAGCATCCAAGCTGGTGAAGCATATTACGTTGGTAACAACCTAGAGTACATTGATGGTGAGAAGACTGAAACTCTAGATGCATGGGATTATGTTGGACAGATGGCAACAGCTGCCATGAGAAACTTCGACGTTCTCGCATTCAACTGTTCCACAACTTCTGGCAGTGCAATCGTTGATGTTAACGATACTCGTGGCATCATCATTGGTATGAGTGTCAAGGAATATGATGACACTAATCCAGTCAGTCCTGCATATGTCAACGGACTACTACAAAGTGGTGCAACCCAACTAGTAACTAATATCCCTGCTGGTACATATGTCAAGAACATTATCAGTAATACACAGATTGAACTTGGTGTAAATGGTTCTAGATTGACTGAGGGCAACACTGTTAATGCTCTACAGACTAGCACAACCACTGAACTATACTTTGTATATGAGAAAGGTATCTGGGCAGACACACTACCTACAACTAAGATCGTAGGTCCTGCAGGAACTGGTGAAGAGGTCATTCAAGACACCACAGTTTCTCCAACTAACAGAGAATGTTCTGGTACTGCTGATGCTATTGAAACATTAGTTGGTAACATCACCACAATCATTAACAGTGGTCTTGGCACAGTCACTAGACAAGAACAGACAGTTAACACTGCACTTCTTGCATCTAGAGCTACAGTATTTACTATTGACGTTTCTGGTAGTGGTCCTTCTAACCCACATGACTTTGAAACTGGTACTGCAGTAAGACTGGTTCCACGTCCTCGTTTTGATCAAGTAACAGGTAAGTATGTTGATGTTGATAAGCGTCTTGTTAGACTACCTAATGGATTTGAAACTAACAGAACATACTATGTAATTGCACCAGGCAGAGTAACACAACCTGAGAACTATGGTGCTACATCATTCTTCAATGGTAGTGATCAAACTAGATTGATGCTTGCAACTTCTAGAGAGAATGCAGCATCTGGTATCTACATCTATGCATCTGAAACTGACAGCATCGATAAGGATGTTGAGATCGATCTCTATCAGTTTGTCCTAGATGATAAGTACGATCTACACAATTATACTGGTGTACTTAGCACTTCAGTTAATGCTGGTATTCAAACAGATGTATCTCACATCTTTGACGTTCCTAATGCTGGTACTACACCACAGAAAGCATTCATCAGAGCTGTTGAGGGTGGAGTTCTACCTTTAATTTCACAGACATATATTAATGATCCTCAGGTAGCTGTGGTTGATCCACAAAACTCTGCTATCGGTAGAATCAATCCTAATATTGAATTCTTCACTCGTTATCAAAATAATAAGACACTTACATTACACAAGACACACGCTGATGCAATTAACAATGTAAATCCAATTACATTTGCATCTGGTCAGTCTGGTCTTGAGTTCAATGTTTATGCTAACAAGCGTCGTTCGCCAATGCGATTCGATCCTGGTTTCACTGATGCTACTGCAACTAATGGTAAGTGGTACATTCAGTGTAAGGATGAGGTAACTGGTAGTGGTGATCCTACAGACAATATCTTCTGGAGAATTTCTCAATCTGATTACTCTGATAGACAGAGATCTACAGATATGTGGTATCAGCGTCTTACAGATGATCGTGATAAGGATGACAGAACATACAAACTTCGTATGGTCATTCCTAAGTATCTTGAGAACGCAAGAGATCCTATCAATGGATTCGTTCTTAAGACAAGAACTGACGACACACGTAAGTTAGTACCTCAGAAAGTTCTATTAAAACCAGTTGTAGGTACAGTATATGGTGCTCGTTTTGAGAACCCAGTACAAGCTGGTGAATATATTGGATACACCTCATCTGATTTTGAGAGCAATAGTCTTAATTTAGATGCACAGTACGATCCATTTAAGAAAGATCTAACAGGTGCTGCTATTGAGTACAGAGCGTTCGCAAGATTTACCTCTGGTATTCAAGCAACCATTCAGTCTGGTCGTTATGTTGAGGATGTTCTAGATCCTTCTATTAAGTATCTTGAGTTGAATCTATATGATCATGCTGTTGATACTAGAAACTTCCCTGGCTTGAGGAATGAAACATTTACTACAGTTAAGATTACTGCTCCTCAGGGTGGTAACTTTGTAACCAGTAAGGTTGATAATCAGGCATCAGATCCTAATGCTATTAGCTTCGCTGGTAATTCTTCTGGTCTTGCTAATGTTCACGCATATTATACTGTAAATGGTGATTATTATCTAATCATCAAGAATATTCGTGGTGGTGATCTAGAGTATAGTGAGTATGCTAACACAAGATTCACTCAAGGCACTGTCTTTGCTGACATGCTTGAGGATCAGGACATGGGCAAATCGCTACCTCTAAAAACTCAAATCAGAAAAAATAATCCTGAGTTTTTCTACAAGCAAAACGGCGCTAACGTTTATACTATCACACCTGGTGATCGTATTCAAGACGATGCTGGTGTTGAATACTTTGTTGACAGTGTTGAGGATGCAGGAGTCATCGAAGATACATTCTACATCTTCGGATATGAAACTCTACAAAAGAGAATCGCAGGTCAGCAAGATGGTATCTACTATCTAACTGCTCTCCGTGGTAACGTTTCACCATTCCCAACTGGTGCTGGTATTACTAACAACTTCAAGAAGTTTAAGTTCTCACAACCAGTCAGCAAACTATATCCTCTGAACTATAGAAACGATCCTCTCTGGTTCAAGAACTCTGGTACATCACAAGAAGAGAAAGATTACTATGCTGCATTGATTGATCCGCCACAGGTATACTCTGCTGCTGACAACTATGTACACGGTCTCGTTACAGTTAACGACTTTAAGAATTCTACAACCAGAGAAATGGTTGCAGACCTTACAGAACAACCTGCATTCTTGCTCAATAGCTACAGTGGTGCAGCTGCAATTCAAGCACAGAGTGGTAATGCAACCTCTGGTTCTGAAGATCGTCGTATTCCTATTGCTGGTAACAGCACAGTTTTATCAGATCAACGTTACTATGTTGAACTTAGACGACCATCTATCGCTCGTGCTGGTAACCACACGTTTGAATATCTTGGTTTTGGTCCAGGTAACTACTCAACTGGTCTACCAGCTAGACAGGAAGTTGTATTAACACCTGAAGAAGACTTCTACGCACAGAGTAAGAAACAAGACGCTGGTATTGTGTTCTACACTGGTATCAACTCACAAGGTGACTTGTATATTGGTAACAGAAGAATCAATGCTATCACTGGTGAAGAGACATTCATCGATTCTGCTGCATTAGTAGATGATGGAGACGAGGATGATACATTAGGCGGTCTAGTTACTACCTTCGATACTCCTGTAACATTCAACCAGAATATTACAGTTGTTGGTGGTGATGGTGAACTAGTTAATACATTTGAGTCACCAATTACGATTGCAATTCAGGATTCTGATCTAACACAGTCAAGAGATGCATTAATCATTCGTTCTAATGTATCTTCTATTGATCCTGTAACACAATTAGAACAGGATGAGCAATTAGATAGAACTGCATTTGCTCCTCCAACTGAGGGTGATATTAGACTAAGCAAGAACAGAATTCAATCTGCTATCTTCCAGTTCAATCCTAGAGGTAATGGTCAAGGATACAAGATCCAGACACATACTACAGGTGGTGTAGCTTCTAACGTTACTCCTAATCAATCTCCACTAATTATTAATGGTGGATCTAGAATTGATGTATCTCAGTTTATTACTTATGGTGGTGTTATTCCTGCACCTGGCGACATGCTACTTAAGGGATCTGAAGTTGGTAAGAATGGATCTATTGCATGGATTCTTTCTAACTACTTCTCCCAGATTGCTAATAATAGTATTGATAACATCGAGTTTGATGGAACCAACGTTGTTAAACTTTCATTCAGAGACTTTAACAGTGGTGTTGCACTTGCAGTTGGTAATGATATCGGTATCACATCTGCTTCTCAGATTAGAATCAAGAACCTCTACTATGATCCTAGACTGAACCTAACATGGCAGGTATATGCTGCTAAACCTGGCGATCCTTTCAACCCAACCAATAACTACTGTCACTTCCAAGTAATCGATCAGATTCCTCAGGATACTCAGGCATGGGAGAATATTATTGCTGGTACTGCAGTTGGTGCAGATGAACCAACTATTGAATTCTCTAACTCTAACTTCAAGGAATTTGGAGTCATTGGTGCTGAGGCACTTAGAACCGAGACTGAGAGTATTGGTGAGTATAAGTTAGGTATCAACACTGTAGCTCGTGCTCCACATAGTGCATATGCTAATGCATGGGTTGATACAACTACAACTGATCCTCGTGCAAACCTTGATGTTGTTGGTAACGCATTCATCAGTGGTAGAATTACAGGTGATTTCTTAGATCACACTAACTTCGCTGATCGTGATAAGACAGCAGAAGACAATGCTCTACTAGTTGGTGGTGACAGTTCTGCTCCTAATGATGAGGCAGTCTTACGTGTTGCTACTACAAACAATGGTCGTGTTGGTATCAATGTTGATAATTCTCAACTCGACAGAGCACTGGTTGTTGATGGTACATCTAGATTTACTGATGATGCTCGCTTTGAGCATGACATCGAAGTTAATGGTGATGACGGTACAACTGCTGAGATTAGAACTTCTCAGACAACTGGTACATTTAACTTAGTTGATGATACCACATTTACTGGAACACTTAATGTTGGTAGTCAGGTTGGCACATTCAACCTAGTTAATGATAACACTGATGATCAGTTTATCAACATTGGTACTTCATCAACACACAGTAATATCTTCTTAGGTACTACTCCTGATACACCTAGCTCTAACATTTCTAAAGTTCAGATTGGTGGTGGATATAACAATAACGAATCCTTATCATTTACTAGAGTCAAAACTAAATCCTTCAAGGTTGATGGTGACTTCCAGTTAGGTGCAAGAAGAACAATCAATGATACTGTAAACCTAACCACTACCGCAGGTAAGGTTAGCTTCTTCTCTAACTCTGGTTCTGCTTCTATTCTTGATTTCGCACTTAATGCATCTGAAATCAATATTGCTGGTCAGGGTGGATTAACCACTATCAATAACCAGTTGAGAGTTATTGCTTCTGCACAGTTTGATGGAAACATCTTAATGTGTGGTGGTGTTGCAGCATTCTCCTTCTTAGGTGATAGAGCACAACTCGGATCCAGTGCATTCGCTCATGCTGATGGTATTCTAAGTGACACTCTCTTTAATAAGAACATTGACATTCTTAATGTCCTAGTTCTACAAAATACTGATGAAGGTTACAACCAAGTTGACACAGCTGGTGCTGGTCTCTGGGGTGGTGCTGCTTATCAGCAAGCAGTTACAAATATTGGTGGTACACCAAACGTTGAACCACAGACACTAGGAACTCTAACTGGTGATGAGTATTGGTTACCACTTAAGTTTGCACCTAACAAGCTAAATGGTGATCCATACTTTGTTGAAAATGATTATATTATTATTGACAGTGCAGTATCTGCTAGTGGACATCCTGAAATCCTTCAGGTTCTAGAATTAACCAGAACATCTGTTGCTCCTTACTACGTCAAGGTTAAGCGTCAACCACTTGGTACATACACTGCAATTCTAAACAATCATGCTGATACTACACCTATCTACAAGGTTAACGTACAGTTTGACGCTACATGGACTGAGCAGGCATTAGATTCTACTGGTCCTCAGGACAATGTATACCTTGCTGAGTTTGGTGGTGTTCTAACTTCTAATGATTATGTAATTATTGATCGTGAAGATACTAACAACGATGGCATCTTTAATCAAGGTGAAGTAATCAAGGTTGTTACTCCTCTAGAAGCAGTAGAACAGAAGTTCAGAATTTCTTCCGACTGTTCTGGTGGTGAAGCTAATGATGTATTTGTTGTCAACTCTGTAACGGGTGACACTACTATTCTTGGTGACACTACTATCAATAACACTCTGAAGATTAAGGGTGGTTGTGGAACATTATCTGATATTCAGATTACTGGTACTGCAACTGCTGGTACTAATATTATCACAAATGTTACAGTCACAAGTTCTGGTAAGACATTCGCTGATATTCAACTTGGTGATGATCTTATTAACATCACTAATGAATCTCCAATTATCTTCCTACCAGATACAGTTGTCACATCGATTGATAGTGTTAACAATGAGTTAACTTTAAGTAAGGCAGTTGCTGGTTCTAGCAGTCAGACTCTAACACTGGCAGTTAGAAGAAATGAGCAGTTCTTGATCACAGATGGCAATCAAGTACCAACATTTAGAGTTGATTCTTGTAGTGGAACTACACATATTGGTAATCAGTATGGTAGATTCGATATTGATTATTCTATTGCTGGAGAAACTAGCTCTAACACTGCTTCTCTTCCAACATTGTTTAGTAATGGAACAATCAAGAGAGCATATAGTTTCTGGTTCGATCCACAGCACGTAGCTGCAGGAGGTCCTACTACTACAATCAATGGTACTGTAACTGGTAGTTCTGGTCAAATTCAGCTTCCCGTACAGGGACTTGGTGTTGGATCTGGTGCATTTGCTGTTAATGATTTGGTATTCGTTGGAACACCAACTGCAACATCTACTCAGATTGGTGATTACATTATTGGTAAGATTGTTTCAATCGTTACTAATCCTGCTAACCCAACTATTGTTATTGAAGATCCTGGCGATGGATTAATCACTAACAGAAACTTTGATCCAAATGATGCTGTATTTGCCTCTGGTAATACTGTCAGGAGAATTCTAAAACATCCAGAACTTGCTAACATCATTGATCTAGAAGAAAGAACTAGAGTTAACTCTGGTGCTTCTTCCACATACATCTCAATGATCCTTGATAGAGGACATATTTCTCAACAGAAACTTGACTATGCTCAATTCTTAGCTCTTGCTGATGAAGAGGGTGATGCTCAGGTCTGGGTCAAGGTTAATGGAAGACTGAAGGGTGATGTTCATAAAGTAGGTATGAACGAGCAAATCCAAGATGGTGCTATTGGTTATAGAAGTGGTAATACCACAGTCAATGGTAATCTATCCATGCTTGGTGGATCCTTCCAGATCTTCGATTCTGTCAATAAGACAAGACTCTTTAGCTTAGTTAACGATGATGGTCATGCTGATCACCAAGGTTTATTAACTTGGGATGCTGGTGTTACTGCAAGAGGTGATTTCTATCTCTTCAGCGCACAGGATCCAGAAAACGTTGTCCTCAGTCCAGACTCAAATCAACCTTCGTTCTCTGTTGATAACTTAGGTAACGTAACTGCTGATAAGTCATTCACTGTTAATGGTGAAGCATCTAATCCACCTTCTACAACATTCAAGCAATTCGCTCTAGAAAATCTTGGTGTAGATGGTACAGAAGAATATGCAATTAAGCAAGATAGTTCTATCGATGCATTCGGATTAACAAACTTCACTACATCAAGTGGTGCAAGACATACAAGATATATTTCTTCTGCATCTCCAGAAGAAGATCTAACATTATTACCAAATATTGTTTACATGGTAAATACTACCGCTTCTACTACATTAGTTCTTACACTACCATCTTCTCCTCAAACAGGAGATGTCGTAAGAGTTACTGATGTTGGTGGTAACCTAAGCTACAATACATCACTGGTACTAAGAACCCCAGAAGTTTCTGGAATTAAGATTCAGGGAGATAACACAGGAACATTATTAGGTGGAAGATTGACGCCATATCCTTCTGGAGAACTGGTAGTTCAAACTCCTAATGCTGCTTTTGCTCTCGTATATCTCGGTTCTATTGATAGTAATGGTCAAGTTGGTATTCCAACTTCAGTACAAGGATGGTGGTTAACAGAGGTATAATCAATGGCAAACTATAACAGAATCAAATCCGCCAAGGCAGTTCCGATTGGAACAATTATGCCTTGGACGGGTTCATCTACTACATCTGCTGTTGCAGAAGATGCAATTCCATTTGGGTATGTTGTTTGTAGAGGACAATCATTAAGAGCACTTGATTATCCTCTTCTTGCACAGTTATTAGGTAACACTTATGGTCCTTTTCAAGAACCTGGTGGTCCTGCAGTCGGTATTCAAAATGCATATCCAGATTATGATGAGGAAGATGTATTCATCTTACCTAGTTTGAATAATTGTAGCATGGTTGATTTAGAATCTTCTAGACTTGCTCCTGAAGATAACGCAGTTGTTGGTACATATATTACTGAAAATGGAAATGATGCAGCACCATTGAGTCTTATTACTTCATATATTGATGTAAATTTTGCTGTTGATGGATCAACAACTTTATCTGGTAAAATTACTGGAATTACGTTACAAGATCCTGCATTCTTTGACACATATAGAACTATACCCAGAAAACTAGGTGTTGATCATACTCCTGGACATACTCACTCAAGACCATCAAATTCTGATGGAACTAATGGTTCTTATCCATCAGCTAGTGTACAAGGAACATCTGTTTCTACTTTTATGCCTGGTACATATGATACACAGGGATCTGAGTGGACAACTACTACACCAGAACCACTCGGTAGCGAAGAAACAGTTGATAACTTTATTGCACCTGAAGTACAACTTACATGGTATGATCCACTTGCAGACAGTTTAGTTGACTGCAGTACATTCCGCGACTTTACTGCTGCTTCACAAACAATTCCACAAGCTAGATCAGCGTCTAGTCCAAGAAATATTCAACAGTATTATAGTATTGTTAATGATTATGATGATGATTACTCTTGTATTCCTTACGTAGATGTACCTGCAGTCTCTGCTCCATTCCCACCAGAGGGAAAATATAACGGGTTTCAGAACGCATATGTTGGTGGTGGTAGTGTTACTAATGCAAGAAGACAAGGACCTTATCCTACCACATTAAATCATAATGCTGATCAATGGGCGTCTACTTCACTTGCATCTCATAATCATTTCACGATTGACCTTTCAATGACAAGAGGACAGATGAGAATTCCAAGCACTACGCTCATAAATAATATGACAACGGGAACTATTGCACCTGTTAGTGTTGACAAGGCTTTGAGTGTGCAGATTAATCCTAATACTCCGTCACTTACTACTCTTGTTATAATGAGGGCATTCTAAATGGCAGTATTTTACAACAGAGAGAAAGCAAAGGTTGGAACCACCAGTGGTACAATCATTCATTGGTCATATGAATTGACTTCTAACGACCCAGATAACGCTACAACGAAAGATTTACTACCCGCTGGTTATTTAAGGTGTGATGGAACTATCTACTCTGCAGAAATTTTCCCAGAGCTAGCAACAATTTTAGGTGTTGGAACTCAGTCAAGATATAAAAAACCAAATGTAAATTTATTAGAGAATCAATTTCAGTTACCTGACTATGGTTCTAAGAAATTGAGAGCATCATCTGGTGCTAACTTAGGATTGGAAGTTGATTTAAGACTTCAGGATGATAATGATCAAGAGATCACAAAATCTGGTGTTGGACTAGAAGTACAGAGTAATATTGGTGAAACATATGAAATTCTTTATCAAGGTAATTTCTTTTTACCATCTCAAATAGTTCCTATTACTGGTGAACCAGGTTTTACAAGAAATACAGGTAACTATACAGAAACTATTGAGGTTCTTCCTAATGCTTTCTTACCACATGCTCACTTCCATGATGGCAATAGAACTAGAGTAAGATCAGCACTTAATAATGAATTTAGTGCAATTGGTAGAAATTTTTATAGTAGAAAGTCTACTTTATGTGTTGTTCCTTGGTATTATAACACAAGACAAGATCTCTGTGCTGTAGCAGCTACGACATTTAGATTGTCTGGTGTTGGTATCCCAGACGGCACCTCCAATGAATCTTTCCTTGGAGGTTTTGGACAATGTAAGAGGTACGTTTATGGTGGTTGTTTACAAGGTTGTGATTACTATATTCCACCCGCGAGCTATTGTCTAACACCAGATCTCGCTGATACATCTGTTTTTAACAGTGAAACAATGTCTTCTTATGTACAAGGACTAATTACTAATAGTGGATCTGACACTACTCCAGATGGTAGATGTATGTATCCAATGTGGTCTGGACAAAGTATTGGTTGTGATTCTACTGAAGGAAGAGCAAACCAAGAAACCTCCACATGTGGTAATGTAACTTATACAGGAACAATTTTTACTAAGTGTGAACCAAGTGGTTTATTTGGTGGGGCAGTTTGTGCTGGTATGCCACAGGCAGCAAAACAAGGAAGATATGGTATTCCACCTAACTATAAGTTTACAAACGTTCCTTTTGATGGTAATAAAGATGGTGATAGACCTGGCATTTCTGCTATCTCTAATACTACCACTGAGGTACAAGCATTTGGTAATGACGGCAGTCACCGTCACTTCGTGAACTTTACTGCTCAACCGCATACATACCAGTTGGAGACAGTACCAACATTTATTCCAGCATCTAACTTATCTTCTACACTGAAGATTCAAGTTAACGAACAGAATAAAGCAGACCAATTCGTCCAACCTTATCTAGTCCAAGAGTTTCTAATCAAATACTGATGACAGTCGCGTACAGAAATAATTTTACTGCATATAAGCAGGATCATGAAGCTAACTATGCTTCGATTGGATCGATTTTCCCTGTGCCAGTAGATTCATTTTCTACTGATCCAGCACATGCACTTGGAGGTGCAGGTTCTGGTGGTGAGACCATGGAATATAGTTACAAAGGATATTTGTACTGTGATGGTAGAGAGTTAAACATCAGAGATTATCCACAACTATATTCTAGTATTAGAAACACATATGGTGGATCTACAACTTCTAAACCAACACAGTCATCAAATGCTGGTGGTATGAGAAGAATTGCATGGATTGGTAATAAGTGCTTTATTA